GCAGCTTGCCAGCACGATTAGCGACAGCAAGGGCAGTAGTCTTTTGATTGATAGCATTGGTAGCCTCCTGTAATTTGACAGATTGTTGGTTAAGTTTCTCGCTCATGTTTTGCTCTATCTGACGAGCTTCTTCATTCTTTTTGGCAATGGCTATCTTCATGTCTCCATCACGTTCTAGCCATCCATAGTGGTGTCCTACTCGGTATGTACCAAAGAGAGATACCAGAACACCAACGATTAACCAAGGTAAAGGTAACATTAGTCAGTCTCTTTTCTAGCTTGTGCTAATTGTTCTCTCTCGTCATCATCCTCTAGCAAATCTGGAGGAGTAGTCGGAGGAGGAGGAGGAGTCCACGATTCATCTAAGTCTGGATTCTTCCAAACTGGCATTGCACCGAAAGGTTGACTAGGCAAACCATACGCAGATTGCGGAGGGGCATAGGACGAGTTAAAACCGCCCTGATAGCCTCCATAACCCATTGGTTGACACATTGGTTGTGTTGGAGGATTAAACGCTCTGGAGACTGCGCCAGCAGCCCTCTTAGTCATAACTCCACCAATGCCACCAACGATTAGCAGAACAATGTCGTTCAGCATTTTGGTATAGGCTTGGTCAATCGGGGCCATGCTCTTAATTGGCTGAGTCACAAAGGTGACAGAGTAGAGCAAAGCAATCACAATAAAGCACAGGATACAGGTCACGACAATGACCACAAAACCCCACACACGAACTTCAAATTCTTCAGTTGTTAGGTTTGGCTTCTGGCTGGACATCATTGACTTTTTTCTCCAATATTGGGGCAACCAGATATTCTGGGCATTGTTGAGTAAACAAGCACTTAGGCTTTTGACATTCCTCTGCATGGAAGTGGTCAGGGTTTTGGCATTTATACCGATACCTGTCTTCACAGCCAGTTAGCAGTAAAAGAAGCAATAAATATCTCATTTACCTAAACCAATCCTTCCAAGTAGGAGATTGACAATTCTGTCTGACAAGTCATCAGGCAAAAATTTGAGGAAGCCAAGGGCATATAAAGCCACACATCCGTAAACGAATATCTTTAGGCATAAGTCAAAAGTCTTTTGGTACTCATTCATCTGCCACATCTACGAGTAGTCGCACAGAAATCCATCATCTCATTCACACCCACAAACACTAAAAACAAAACAAAGCAGATTCCACCTATTGCCAAGCCAATCTCTAGTTGTTCTTGCTCTTTCTCTTTGGCTTCTTTTTCTGCTCTCTTTAATGCACTTATCTCTTTGGCATCTGCCAAGTCCATCTCTGCTTGACGAGCCTTAATCTTGTTCCAAACGTCAATCTTTCCTGTCTGCATGAACAACATCTTTAGTTCTTCTTCAAACGCTCTGGCTTGCTCTAGTGCCATTTCAATCTGGAGGGCAGTCCCCATGTTTGAGCCTTTGCCAGACTGTTTAGCTTGAAGCATTGCTTTTGTAGCTACAGACTTAGCGTCAAATAGCTTCCCAATCATGGGCGCAAGTGAGCCTAAGTCATTGGCAACATTAGCCGCCTTCTTGACCATGCTGATAGCTGACTGTATGCCAGCTAGTGCTGTGATGGGGTCTATCATTTCTTATCTACCTTCTTCCATTCAATACAGTAGACTTTTCGGTTGTACACATCGCCAACCCAAACCCACTTAACACATCTGTACTCAATAGTTACAGCCAACAAAAAAGCTAATACCATGCCCACACAATAATGTAGACACACCAAATGACAGTAATGCAAAAAAGGGCTGCGCTTGTGAAAGCTAAAGCCCAATCTTTCATTTTTTAATCCAAGTCTGCCAGACAGCACCAGCAGCAATGACTAACCCACCAATCCACAAAACTGGTTGAGCAATAGATGCTATCCAGTTAAGAACCTTTACAGCACCCTTGGCAGCGTCAATAGCTTCCACAAGGTCTTTAGTGTTCTTATCTATCTCATCTACCTTTGCTTCAACAGCCAGTAGTCGCTCATAGATTTGCTCATGGCTTACATCGCTCATGGTGCATCAGGCCATGTAATTGTCCAAGGGAAACCTGTCTGCGTAGTGACATCACGCAAGGCTTGACGATAGGTAGCCCATACTGCTTTGTCAACAGGAGCATCAGCTACTTGTGTCCAATCACAGTCTTTCAGTTTCTCATCCCTTGAAGCACGAACACTCTTAGCCTGTTCAGCATCCTTAGAAGCCTTGTAAGCCACTTCTTGTTCAGCAGCAGTAGTAGTTACACCATCTACCACTTGGTCAATGAAGACAGGGCCAAGGATATACTTTGTGTACCACTTACCATCAATCTGCTCAACACCAGAGGCTTGAGAGTATTGGTAAACAGTTCCACCAGTAGCTTGTGCGCCTTCAAAGACTACATCAGCACCCAAGCTTTCCAAGACTTCAGTTGTTGTTGTATCCCATGATGGGCCTCCATTGGCTTTTGTGTGTGCACGAAACTCTGCTTCGTACATGACTGCGCCTGTTTGTGTTCTGATTTGCATATAAGTCCTTTAAGTCTAGGCAATCGCAAGGAACACGAATGTTCCCCCTGAAGCATTGATAGCGGCTGGCGCAGTTGAACTAATCTCAAACCCTGCGCTGTATGTGTCTACATAGTCGGTATTAGTCACTTCAGCCGCAGTTGAGTTTAACAAAAGGTAGCTGTCATTACCACTTACGATTCCTCGTGCTGAGTCCCACACATACCAGTCACCTGTTGAGTCTGTACGCTTGATTAGGACAAACCTAGCACCACCTGTAAAACCACAATCAATTTGCTTTGTAGTAGCTGTTCCTGTGTATGAGCCAACTTTGGAAACACCAGCTAATGTGGCAAACAGGTATGCGACATAGGTTGCTCCTGATTGGTTTGTGCCAGAACCAGCACCAATAGAAAATACTGTTGATGTTGGTGCTGTACTATTGAATACATTAGAACCAGAAGCAGAAGCATCTGTTGCATTTAAAAGCAAATAATTGCTAAAGCCAATTGCTGTGTTTCCAACCACCCAAACAATTGCGTTGCTTCTTGATTTAATTATTACTAACTCAGGTGCAACACCTAAGTTATGCGTTTGTGTTGTATCACTTCCCGTCCCTGTATAGCAAACCTCATCAAAGAAGCTGGGGGCGCGGCGGAAGAAATTAGTAACGTATGTGTACCCACTTGCATAGTTAATACTTTGGATTGGGTAATCAGTTCCTACTGAAATTCCATCATTGCTTGCAAGACTTGTGACAGAAGTGGCGTTTGTCGATTCAGCCGCTGTTAGATTTGTAAATAGTTGGGCAGATGAACCTCTTAGCCTGTCCACCATCAAATGGTCTGTGCCACTAAAATTTCTTGTTAAAGACAAAACTAAATCTGTGGGAAATCCAACACCTGTAATAGTTGCCGCCGCACCTGTACCTGTACGGGCAATAGCGTTGTACACACTAGTCCCACTCGTTGGCACTTTCATTGGGCCTCTACGAATGGCTATGTAGATGTAGGTCTGCGTATTACCTTGACCGCCCATTACAAATCCTGTTGCCGTAGGATTTCCGTAACCACCGGGCGCTTCTGCGGCTGAACTATTAGCTTGCAATGAAACATCGGTACTCATTGACCACCCACGCATGGTGTCAATCATTTCCCAATTCTGCCCTGCATTGCTAGAGCATTTAAACATTACCCATGCAGGCTCATAGCCCAACGAAACAGTAGCGTTACCGCCCGAATCAGTCGTAAACGACCCACACGAAATCACATTGTCTGTACCAGTTAGGCCAAAGCCTCCTGCGTTGTGGGCGAATAGGTAGGCTACGTAGGTAGCGCCATTTTGATTTGTTGGTAAAGATGCTCCAACGCTAAAAACTGAACTTGTTGGAGTTGTGCTATTCCATAAGTTGGCATCAGTATCAACTGGGTTTGTATTGTTTAAATTTAAATATTGAGTGTTTGCTAGTGAACTGTGGTAAATCATCCAGTTATAACCAACACTTGTGCATTTAACAATAATGCAACCGGGTACTGAACCTAGATTGTGGGCAATTGTCCTTGCAGAACCATTACCCGTATAAGTCACAACATCAAAGAACTTTGGTTGCTTGCGGAATGTCCATGAGACGTTTGGCGCATTGTTTTGATTGCAAAAATTATCACCGCCAAGTGTAAAGCCTGTGGTAGTAAAAGATGTTATATCAAGGCTAGTAGTAGATTGAGCATTAGTAGTGTTTGAATACAATTGCTTGTTAGCGCCCCTAACGGTATCAGTAAGAACATGGTAATAACCAGCTTGTTGTCGGTTTTTAATCCATACCAATCCACCTTTTGTAGATAAGTCAATATTATTGGTAATAGTTAAAGCAGCATCTGTGCCTGTGTAAAGGTACGTTGAAAACACTTCTTCAATGTACGAGGTAACAGCGGCTACACCACCACCAAAGGCATCATAAGAAGCCGCACCACTTGTTGCTTGTAATGGCATAGTGTTAAGCCTTAAATTGTGTTACTGAGGCAAGAATTGTAAAAGTAGCACTAGCCGTTTTAATTATGAGATACCTTATGCTATCAATGCCGCTTGCGTTACCCGCAGTAGGCGCACCTCCTAACCATCTAGTAGTGACTCCAGAAGTCGTACCATCCACTTGAACAGCAGAGTTGTAGTAAGCTGTAGAGCCTTGAGTAACCAAGAAAGCTACAGTCATAGATTGACCTGTACTCATCAAAGTATTCAATGATGTACCGCTAGAGCCTCTGAAGTTAACTGTCCAGTTAGCACTTGCGTTACTTGTGTAGTACAAGACTGACTGAGTTGTAATGTCGTAGTTAATTGTTCCAGTAGCCGCAGTCGCTGATACTGTTGCTACCTCTGCTGCATCGTTTAAGACAATGGCAGTAGCGGAAGATGTACCGCTAAAGGTTTGTGTAGCAGTAAAGGTCTGTGCTGCGTTAGTAACTGCCGTGTTAGCGTTATAGGCTTGTACGTTAGTACCGATAGCCAAACCTAAGTTTGTACGAGCAGTAGATGTGCTAGATACATCAGATAGGTTATTAGAGTTAACTAAGAAGCCACCTGCTGTAAAGGCTGCGCTAGTCCATGTTGAACCTGTCCACACAAACAAGTTATTTGTAGATGTATTCCAGTACAAAGCACCTGTGAGCAAAGCATTACCGTCATTGTCTACAGATGGTGCGCTAGATTTAGAACCTAAATATCGGTCATCAAAGGCATCGTAAGTGTTAGCAGCATCGGTAGCACTAGCAGCAGCGTTTGTTGCGCTTGTAGACGCATTACCTGCGCTTGTAGAGGCATTTGATGCACTCGTTGAAGCGTTAGATGCTGAAGTCGCAGCAGCAGCAGCACTTGTTGCAGCAGATGTTGCACTACCTAAGATGCCATCAACATAAGTCTTAGTGGTAGCGTCTTGAGCATTGGTAGGGTCACCCAAACCAGTAATCTTAGACGTACCCATCGCAATAGCACCACTCATCGTGCCACCAGTAGTAGATAACTTACCACTCAGAGAAGTATCAACTTCAGTCTTTGTGTAAGCATCTGTGATACCGAAACCAGAGATGGTAGTGGGATTCGTACCTGCTGTGATACGTCCATAAGCGTCAGCCGTGACAGATTTGTATGTGCCAGCAGTAACAGCAGTTGTAGCCAAGTCAATCTCATCAGCACCAACAACAATTCGTGCGCTTGATGCGGTATTCACGTTAAGCGTGTTACCTGTCTTGCTCATGCCAGTACCAGCAACCACTTGACCAGCACCTGAGAACTGAGCAAACGTAATTGATGTGCTACCTAAAGTGCCACTTGTTGGAATGGTACAAATAAAGCCGTTATTAGCGTTTACTGTACCGCCTTCAACAAAGGTGTAAGCAGCTACCAATTCCGCATAAGTATCAGCGTCTGTTGTGCGAGTCCATGAGCCAGATGCACACAAATAGATACCATTATCAGATGCTGTAGTCTGGTCTTTAACCAATACTCGGTTTCCTGCAATAACAGAAACTCCGTCTATGGTCTGTGCGCCAGATAACGTCAGGTTTGTAGTGGAGGCAGCAACCACAGATGCTTTTGCATCAATACCTTGAGCAATAGCGTCTACATAAGACTTGGTAACTGCATCAGCATCAGCAGTAGGAGTACCAAGACCTGTAATCTTGTTTGTACCCATAGCGATAGCACCAGACATAGTGCCACCAGAAAGATTTAGCTTCAAAGCATCTGCTGTATCTACATAGCCTTTAGTGGCTGCGTCTGTTGAATTTGTAGGTGTAGCAAGACCAGTAATCGTTCCTACTGTCCCAGAAGACATATCCAATGTGCCATCAATCGTGACGTTATTGAATGTAGAAGTTCCTGTAGCCGTTGTGACGTTACCAGAGACATTACCTGTCAAGTTACCTGTGACATTACCAGTTACAGCACCTGTGTGCGTACCTGTTGTGTTTCCTGTGACGTTACCTGTCAAACCACCAACAAAGCCTGTAGAGGCAGTTACTGTCGTTCCTGTAATAGCTTGGGCAGAAGAACCACCGATTACCGCACCATTTATCGTACCCCCAGTAATAGTGGCAGACGATGATGTAAGTGGGCCTGACAGACCAGCAGTAGCCGTTAAAGTGCCTGTCAGCGTAGATGTTCCAGTAACAGATAAGTTACCGCCTACAGTTACGTTGTCGCCAGCAGAACCATCTTGAAAGTTCTTTAACTGAGCCATCAATGTACGGATGGCATTGTTGACCAAACTTGGGGCCATGCCCTCCGCTAAGTTAATACTGTTAATATCAGTATTGTTGTTAGCGGTACTGCTGTATTCTGAAATCTTGGTCTTTGCCATGTTAATCCTCTTGTAAGGTGCTACCAATCATTCCATAGTCTGCTGCTAATTGCGCCAAACCAGAAATGAATTTAGGGGTTGTAGGTGACATTTTTCTTAATTCTCGTAATCTGTTCATGCCATCTTTGCTAGTAATCACATTGGCTAACTGTTCAGCATTTGCAGAAAACGCTCTTTCCGTTGCCCAATTCTTGAAAAACTCTCCATATTTTAATGGAGTCATTGCGCTACCAGTAACTTGTGCAAACGCTGCCAAAGCACTTGGCGCATTTTCTTCCATCTCTTTTAACGCTCTTTGGTTAAAAGCAGTATCAGAACCTAGCTTCTTAACTCTAGCTGCTGCTTCTAACACTTGCGTTAAATTGTTTAATGCTTGGAATTGTTGTGGGCCAAGAGCCTCAAGCAAAGCCTTTTGTGACTTTGAATCACCAAGTATCATCGCCTTCCAATCAGCACCAGCGTCAATGCGAGGCTCTTTTGCACCAATACGAGGCTTCATTGCCTTTTCCCATTGGGTCTGCAAGTAGGCTCGTGTTACATCGTTCCACGCTTCTGGGCTAACAGCTTGGATTTGTTGCCTTGTATAGCGAACAGTTTGTGGTGAAGCATTGTTAAACAAACGATTAGCTAAGTCATTCAAGTTGTCTTTAGAGACTGCTGTAAGTGATTGCCCTGCTCGTCTTTCAGCAAAGATATTAAGTGGCTGTGATAGTTCTTCAAAAGCCTTGTTTGCTTCAAGATACATTGGGTTGTCTTTACCCATAGACTGAACCAAACGATTCTTAATGTTTGTAACTTCACTTTGAATAACTTTGTCCATAGATGAAAAAGATTCTTCTTTAAACATCTTGTCAATGTCAAACTTTGCTCTCTGCAATGCAGGTAGCCTATCCTCAAAGGTCTTAACCATCACCTCATCGCCTTGTGCGTTAAATGATGGCTTCTCTCTATACAGATTGTTTTTGATTCGTTGCAAGGCTTTTAATTCGTCACCCTTGGCAATCTTTAACATTGCATCAATGTCTTTGACAATAGGTGCAACATCTACAGGTACAGAACGCTCAAAGGCAGCACGATATAAAGGCGCAGAGCCTTCTTCTCTAGCTTGTTCCAATTGAACAATCCTGTCCTTCAATGCCTGTTGACCACGATAGCCAGCAGTCATTGGGTCATCTACTTTACTTATGCTAGATAAAAACTTATTAACAGCAGGTTGAACTTGCTCTTTGTATCTCTTTAAATAGAAGTCACCAAGCGTATCAGCACTTTCAACAATGTTTCCTAAAACCTTTTGTTGTGATTTAAGTGAGGGTAAGTTTGTCAACTCAGCAGGGGTTAACTGAATCCCCAAGTCTTTTGCTTTTTGGGTTAAGTCTGCAACTTCTGTAGTGCTAATTTTTCCAATATCTTTAGCAAGGTTTTTCTCTAAAAACTTACCTACTCCATATGGTAAAAGTTGCATACCACCAGAAATCAATCCTTGCTTGGCAACATCAGCACCAGAGAACTCTTGGTCACCGAGTAACCCTGCAATAGACTGACGGAGTGCATTAGTACCTGCTGCAACTCCACCTGTAATAAGCGCACTACCTGCTACACCAGCAGGGCCAGCCAACAACATGGGGCTTGTCGCAATACCAGCAGCTATGTCTGGCGCAGCCTCAAGAACATCAGGCGCATAGTAACCAGCAGCAGTCATTGGCTTGGTAAATACGCTAGGAATCTCTTTGTAATATTGACCATCGTTTGCTTGGTAAACAATCTCGTCACCAACCACACGATAACGACTTTCTGGTATGCCACGAGCCTCTGCAAATATCTTGATGGCAGCTTGCTTGTCAGTAGGAACACCAGCCTTTAATGCTGTCAATGCACTAGCACCACCTGCTGCGGTACTCTTAGGAATAATGGTTTCATCACGAATAGAAATCTTAGGCGCAGTAGCTGGAGAAAGAATCTCATCTACTACGCTTGTGCTAATAGGAAAACGCTTACGTTCTTCCTCTGTGCTACCGCTTAACAATTCATCAACAACAGACATTTGATTACCTCATCAAGCCGAATTCAGTTGCAAGGCGACTTTTCAATACTGCTCTGTCTTGTGGGTTTTTAACATCCAATCCAAGAGAAGTAACCAAAGCCTGTTCACGCTGACGCATGATTTCTGGCATCTTGTCTAGCGGTACATCCACAACTTTCAATCCATTAGCTTTAATGTACTGAAGTCTTGCTTCCATAGTACGCAAGTCTTTTAGCGTATTAGAAAGTTTTGCAGCAAACTGTGTCGGACTATCGCCATCTAGCAATCCGCTTCCAACATTAGGCATACCCTTTTTAATTCGGTCTGCTTCCTCACCAGTACCCATTGCTGCACCAGTTACTTCAACAATGTAAGCATTTAACTCACGAATTGAATCTTGAGTAAATTGAGTGTAATTTGAAAGTTGTTGCTTCTGCTCTGGGGTTAGTTTTGTTAAACCTAACTTTTCACCAATTGCTCTGAAGTCTTGTACGCTTCTAAATTTAGTTTCAAGAAACTTAGGGTCATAAGACGTTTCAATCCTATTCAATCTTGAAAGCCGTTCACCTGTACTTAACGCTGCCTTATCAATAGCATTTTGCGCTTCTTTGCCAACAGGAACAGCACCAGCAGGGTAATTATAAATATCACCACCAGCACCAGACTTTTTCAATGATTTTGCTTTGTCTAAAAGTTGATTAAATTGGTCTGGAGTGATATTTTGTGGATTATCTGTTTTAAACATTCCTTGAGCAAGGTTTGCAAAGTCACCAGTAAATTTACCACTTCTATCAACAGCTAATTTCAAACCATTCTTGGCTGTATCGTCTTTAAGATAGATAGCACCATCAACAGTAACATAGTCGTTACCCTTGTAAACTTGCTCAAGACCTGACGGAGTTTTTTTGAAAATAGTTTTGTCAACAGTCATGTAATCAGGTTGACCAAGTTTCTGTCTGCGCTCAATTCCTTGCATCAGTTTTTCAAAGTCACCATATGGCAACAACTCTTGCAATTTACCAATAACTGCTTGGTTAGGAATAAGAGCAGTTTCAGCAGGTCTAGCAGGGATAATGCTTGCTTCTGGCATAACATTACCCTCATCATCCATAAGTGGGTAATCTGTTGGCTTACCATAAAGTGCTGCTTGTGCTGGCATTGCCTCTTTGGTAACTTGCTCTTTCAATGTGAATGGTGCAAGTTGCTTCACTTGTTCTTCTAGCTTCTTCTTCTTCATCAACTCTTGCAGTTGGTATGTTTGTAATCGCTCTTGCATAACATCTTGCATACCGCCTTTGTAGGCTTTCTGACCTAGTTGCAAGCCTTCAGCAATAGACTGACCAGTATTCCCTCCTTGGAATAGTCTGCCAGCTAGTGCGTAGAGTGCTTGTGCTTGTGCATCGTCACGATTACGAGCAATGTCAGCTTGTGACATACCGAGCAGACCCATTGTGTCTGCACCGCTAGTCCCAAAAATGTCTAATAGTCCAGCCATGTTAGAACTCCAAAGAACCCATGTATTCACCAGAAGCAGGGTTTAAAGCTGGCGAACCTCTTAGCCAATTAGCACCGCTATTCCACAAGTTGCTAATGCCAGCAGAACCACCAAGATTCTTATACAAACCACCAGCAGTAGCAGCAGTACCTAATATGTTTTGCAATGTAGATGTATCTGCTGCACCGCTAGTTGTAGAAGAAGCTACTCGTCCTAATGGGTTGCCATATACCAACGATAGGTAGTTCTGTAAGTTCTGTTGTGGTTGGTTTTGCAAGAAATTAAACTTAGCCATGTCTGCTTGTTGTTGCTGACCTGTGTATCCTTCACGCAGTTGACCTGCTTGCAAAAGATTCTGAATGTCTTGGTAGTCAGCACCAGCCATAGCAGGCGCAGCCATCGTAGCAGCTTGCTGTCTTGCTCTCTCATCAGCATAGTTCTGGTAAGCCAGTTGTCCAGCCGTATTAGCCAATTGTTGACCAAATGCACCAGTAGCCCTGTCTTGCAAAGAACCCATAGCACCAGAGCCATAACGCCCTGCTAGGCTAGATTTAGATGCAATGTCACCTAAAGTTGTTTGAAACTGAGTCTCAGCAGCCTTGGCAGCAGGTTGAAACGCACCTTGAAAGAAAGGGTTTCCACCTAGAAAGCCACCAGAAACTGTGTTTTGCAACTGATTCTGTGCAGATTGAAGTAAGGGATTACCCAAAGAAGCACGAGCCTCTAAAGCCTGTAGTCCTGTTTGAGTGGTAGTCGATGGGGCTACATAAGTTGGGCCACCATAATACTGAGGCCCACCGCCCTGATATAACTTCTGCGCTTGTTGTAATCCATAACCTAAATAAGGTTGGATTGTTGGGTCAATTTGAGATGTGGTAGTAGTAGCCATCTTTTACTCCTAGAGTTTCGGATTCCAAGATGGGTCATCCACGGAATCCATTATACATAAATTATTAAAATTAACCAATAATTGCATACCGATATGTCTTATTGGCAGTCGAATTTGCAAAGTGGGTAATCGTAGCCGTACCCTGTCCTTGGGAACTAGCGTAAATGTTTGTCAATGCTGATGGAGAAATGTAGTTTATCGTAGTAATCAAAGACGCTGTAGATGGGTAATTTGTACCAGCAACATAGGCTTGAAGACTTACTAATGGGCTATCAGTTTCCCACCAAAGTTCAATGTAATCATTTGCATTTAGGCTTAAATAATAGTTCCAACCAACCAATCCACGACCATTAATAGAGCCATGTTTACTAGCTATTGCAAAGAATCCTGTTGAGCCAGTAAGGTTTGTTCCATTAACTTTTATCCAAACCCTTACGTCATGGTCTTGCGAATCGGTATTCTCAAACTGACCAGACCATTGAAAGTTATAAATGCCTGTATTTTTGACATTTATCCTAGAACTATTGGATAAAGTTACACCATTGGAAAAGTCCGTAGTGTCCATTGTCATTGCATAAGCAGTATTTGCCGTAGCAACAGTTTGGTCAACAAGGCTCTGAAATGCCCCATAAGGCATATAGTCAACATTAGCAGCAGCAGACGCTGGCGCAAACAAGATAACGCTGTCTGGGCCTATCCTTCGGTCTGTCAAAGTGGTAGTAGTAGCACCACCAGTTGCTAGAGTCAAAGTTCCTGTGTTATTGGTCTTTCCGTCCATAATGCCACGGACAACTTCAGCCACAGCCCTCTGGTCACCACCAAACGCAGGTAGGCTTCTAAACATCAGCGCACTCCCTGACCTGTCACATCCACATCTACAGCAACAGCGTTTTTCCAATCTGCGCCAGTAGGAACAACTTGAATACGATGGTAACGCCCTGCGCTACGCAAAGAAACCCTGTTCTCTGAGTCGGCAGCTACTGGTGTCCCAAAGGTAACATCTTGGCTTAACAATGTACGAGAAGCCACAGCAATCGTTGCAGAACCATTATCTACCTGTGGACGAGCCAAAGTCACTACTGACTGCCCACCAAGGTCAATGTCGCCAGTAGCAATGTTTCCTGTAAGACTTGCGCCTGTGTAGGTGTAAACCTTTGCACCTAGCGTACCGCCAAGGAAGTATTTGCCACCCACATACAAACGAGAGTCTAAACTTGTTGTCAATGCGTCAATAGATGCGTTAATGCTATCTAATTGCTCAAGAGTTACAGCAGTCGTAGATGCCTCAGACAAGTAATCAGTACCTGCGTCTGCGTAAGTCCATCTCTTAGTAGCAAAGTTGTAAATGATTAGTTTACGATTTCCGTCTGTAGCTACATAGTTCCAAATAACCAGTTTGCGAATAGGGTCAACAGCAGCAGACATAGAACCATAGTCAGATTCTGATGCGTCATCAATGAAGAATCGGTCAACCTTTTCACTACCAATTGGCTGAACAGTCTGACCATCACACAGATAGAAACCATCGTCCGATAGAAAGAATGTAATCCCTTGGTACTGAGCAATAGAGCCAGCTACCATACATCCCTTATTACGAGAAATATTGTCAAACTGGAATATGAACGGAGTACCCACATAGGTCATTCGGCTAATGGCTCTTTCTAAAAACACCAAGCCAAACTCACCACCACGGATTCCTACAATCTGTCCACCATCAGGAATATCCTGATAATCAGACTGAGTGTTTACATTCTCTGTCCAATCAGTTTCATTATTGATAGCTGACCAACGAACACGATATTGTTGTTGTGCAGAAGATTCATA